GACTCTAAAAGACCCAAACATAAGTGAGTTTATGCAACCTCTTTTAACAGTATTTGATAATGCGCTTAAAGAGAAAAAATATAAATTAGGAATAATGCAAATAGTAAATGACAAAACAACTGTGTCGGGCCCTAACTGGAAATCAGTATATGTTTGGGGTTTTGACCCTTTTCATGTAAGTATAAATGGATGGAAAGTACATTCCGCAATATGTGATGTAACTAAACCTATAGATATTGTCGGGCCTCACTTAGCAGTATACACAAATTTAAAGTTTGAAGCATTAAAGTTAGGGTATGATAAATATTGGGGTAAAAGTCAAGTTCAAAGAAAAGTAGTAACAACACAAGAGGTTTTTGGTGGCAATGTACGTACAGACAACATTGACGTTATGTAAGTTTCCTATGTATGTTCTTTCAGAAGAACCAGAACTAGTAGATGGTTTAGTATGGATTAATGACGAAGTAGTAGATGATAGAAATATGTTAGGAAAAACTATAGGACATAGAAGGCTACAAACACCAATGAAAAGTTTATATCCTTTACATAGACAAATAAACGAACCTAGTAATGTATATAAACATAGAGGGAAGCATTTTATAGATACCGAAGGTACATATTATTATAAAGAGTTAAAACCAATAGGAACAATAAAATATCATAAGATAGCTTCTATAAAAGAAAAACAAGGTATTAGAACCATAAGATGTCGTGACTTGGCTATAACATTAAAGACACTTACTCCGCAACCAACTAATGCAAAATGGTGCGGAGTTTTGTATGTAAAAAATATGCCTTGGACTTTATGGGAATATAGCGAAACTAAAAAGAAAAACAGAAAAAGAAACGTATGATACATTTAAATATACATAACTTTGTCAATCCTTATGAAGTACAAAGACTAGAAGAAGTCATTGAAAGAGACGAAGACCAAATATTAGGTATACCAAATGATAATATACATAGATTTTATCCTGCACTTACAAGTCAGTATCATGTATATAACTGGTTACAAAATGATGCAGTTGCTTCATTAGACTTACCTGATAGATTTTTTAATATGAAAGCACTAGAATCTTATAATGAATTGTATATTCAATGTTGGTGTAACATAGTAAGAGAAGGGGAAAAATTAAGTAAACATGTTCATGCAGGAATGAAAAGTCACAATAAATTTTATGCCGCAAACTTATTTATATCAGGAAATACAAAACCAGGTACTTGGTATGAAGGAATAGGTACAGTAGAAAATACACCAGGTACATTAACATTTTTTGATTGTAGATTCCCTCACGCAGTTCCTGTGAATAAAACAAAAACACACAGAATCAGTATGGCATTTGATATTTGGTACGAAAAACCACCAGGATATGAAGAGCCTCGTTGGCTTACATTTAAAAGAGAAGAATTAATAACTGACCCTATGGGTCGATGCTGGCCCGATTGGCCACCTGGAGAATAATATGGTAGACATTGAAAAATTAAAAAAGAAATTAGAGAGTAGTATAGTTTTGATAACTTTTGAATCTCTAAAAAGTGGAGAAATATACAATAGAGAATACACTCTTTCTAAAAACTATTTACCTTTACCTAATCATATATCTAGACAGTCTGGAGATAGACTTATAGTATGGGATGTAGAGTTTCAGAAATGGGAAGACTTACTCCTTACGACAATACTAGAATGGAAAACCATGGTGGACATTGACTAATGTGCGGATTCGTAGTATCAAATAAATCAGGTGTAGTTAGAGAAGCACTTATCAGACAAAGGCATCGAGGCCCTGACGCGGTTTCTATGTGGAAAGGTCAAGGATTAGAAATGGGACATGTTTTGCTAGATATAAATGGTAGTAAAACAATACAGCCTTACACAACAAAGAAAGGAAATGTATTAGTATTCAATGGCGAAATGTATAACTGTCCAATAGAGAATGATACTGCTTGGCTAGGAGAAGGTATGGATAGATATGGCATACGTTTCTTAGAGTATAATAATTGGCATGGCGCAGTTGCATATCTAAATATAGAGAAGAACGAACTACTAGTAACAAGAGACCACTTTGGTGCTAAGCCTCTATGGTTTCAAATGCTATCTCCAACAGAGTGGATGTTTAGTACAAGTTTAAGAAGTATGGTACATAAAAAAGTTGATGAAAAACACAAACCTTCTTTCTTGTTTAATCCTATATGGCAGGGAACAAGTTGTCCGTACCAAAATACTTGGAAAGTAGCACCTGGTCAGACCTTTAAGTTTGACTTAAATAATCCAGGAGAAAGAGTACATAAAAATTTATGGGATTATTATAGAATAGAATCTAGAAGATTTAAAAAGGAAAGAGTTAGAGAAAAATTAATAACAAGTATACAATCTATTGCTAAGAATAAACAAAAAACAGGAATATTTTTAAGTGGCGGACTAGATAGTACGTTTGCTTTGGCAGCTGTAAAAGATATGGGATTAGACCTTACAGCTTATATATTGGCATATGATGAAAAGAAAGGGTCTATACAAGACCATAATACTTTTAGAAATGAATCTAAGATGGCGATACAGACTTGCAAAGAATGGAATATACCATATAAAGTTGCAACTCTACATGAAGAAAATGTAGAGCATTATGGTAAGATGTGGATGAATTATACTCACTTTCCTTGGACTGATAGACTAAGACAAGCACCTAGATTTTTATTAGCAAAGACTGCTTCTGAAGATGGGTGTAAGGTCATACTTACAGGAGATAGTGCAGACGAGTTATTCACAGGATATTATCATCACGACAAAAGATTTGAAGAAGGGTACGATGATGAGACAGTAAAAAGAGCAGAAAAGATGAACTGGACTCCGAATAAAATATGGCATAAAACAGACCACTGGAATAATGGTTTATTTTATGATTTATTAGTAACATCAGAACAAAACGTACTTGCAGCTGACCAGACCTGTGGTATGTTTGGTATGGAGTCAAGACCTGTATTTTTACAACAAGATTTTGTAAGATGGATATTTGAGCAAGATGGAGAAATTAAGTTCAAAACACACCCCGATTATCCTAAAGGAACATATAAGTATATTTTAAGAGATTTACTAGGTGATATGTTGCCTGAGCATGTACGAAACAGAAAACAAAAAACAGGGTGGTCAAGTCCTTGGAACAATAATATAAAAAAATTACAACAAAAATGGAGGAATCAAGATTGGGAAACACTGAAAAGTTATCAATAGGATTTACTTGTGGAGCCTTTGACTTACTTCATGCAGGGCATATAGTAATGCTCAAAGAAGCAAAAGAAAACTGCGACTATTTAATAGTAGGATTACAGACAGACCCTAGTCTAGATAGACAAGAAAAGAATATACCTGTTCAATCTGTATTTGAAAGATATATACAACTACGAGCAGTGAAGTACATAGACGAAATTATTCCATATGATACAGAACAAAGTCTACTAGACTTACTAGAGGCTACAGAAATACATCTTCGATTTGTCGGAGAGGATTATGTCGACAGACATTTTACAGGCAAAGGACTGCATGAGATTTTTTACACAAGTAGACAGCACTCTTTTTCTAGTACGAATTTGAGAAATAAGATACATGAAAGCAGTTCTTAGTAACAGAATATATTTAGAAGTAAATAAAGAAACACATAATTCTATCGAGAAGGAACTTACTTATACAATTCCTGCTCGTATGCCTCAAGACCCTCCTTTAGTATTTAAAACAATTAGATACATAAAAGAAGGTTTAATCTCCATACCTATTGGAAGAGTGGATTTAATACCAGATGATTACGAAGTAATCGATAAGCGTGTTACCTCACCAACAGAACATGCAGATTTTAAGTTTGATTTACGACCTTCCCAAAAAGCGGTTCATGACGAGATAGATGACAATGCTATAGTAAACGCATGGGTAAGTTGGGGCAAGACATTTACAGGTTTAGCTATCGCAGCGAAGCTTGGTCAGAAAACATTAGTTGTTACCCACACAACTAACTTAAGAAATCAGTGGGAAAAAGAGGTAGAAAAATGCTTTGGAATTAAACCAGGCAGAATAGGTAGTGGAGACTTTAACACTAATGCTCCTATAGTTATTGGGAATATTCAGAGTTTATACCGAAAAATGACTGACATTAAAAAGATATTCGGGACAGTTATTTTAGATGAAATGCACCACGTCAGCAGTCCAACTTTTACACGAATTGTAGATGAAATGCCTGCTCGTTATAAGATAGGCCTCACAGGAACACTAGAACGAAAAGATGGGCGTCATGTGGTGTTTAGAGATTACTTTGGGCACAATGTATTTAAACCGCCTAAAGAGAACTATTTAATACCAAAGATTCATATTGTAAAGTCAGATGTAATATTTCTTGATGGGGCGTATACTCCATGGGCAGAACGTATAAATCATCTAGCGTACAATGAAGAATATGTACATAGCGTAGCTCTGATTGCATCAAAGTATGCAGCACTAGGGCACAAAGTATTAGTAGTATCAGATAGAGTTGCATTTCTAAAAGCCTGTGCAAGATTGTGCGGGGATAATGCAGTATCAATCACTGGAGATATGGATTTTGAAGAAAGAGAAAATACTATGCAACTAATAAAAGAAGATAAAAATATTTTATTTGGAACACAGTCAATCTTTTCTGAAGGCATATCTTTGAATGATTTGAGTTGCCTAGTACTAGGTACTCCAGTCAATAATGACCCCCTTCTTACACAGTTAATTGGTAGGGTTATAAGAGATAAAGAAGGAAAACAACAACCAGTAGTGGTTGATATACATTTAAAAGGAAAAACAGCAGCTCGACAAGCAAATGCTAGAATGGGCTACTATATAAAACAAGATTACGAGGTAAAAATATTATGAGTGTAGAAGTACAACTTAACTTAGAAAAAATGAGGCAGATGAAGATATTTCTTGCAACTCCAATGTATGGAGGTATGTGTCATGGTCTATACACAAAATCTTTAATGGACACAACAAATGTAGCAATGCAGTACGGAATACCTATTCAGATTTATTATTTGTTTAATGAATCTTTAATTACTAGAGCAAGGAATTATTGTGTAGCAAACTTTTTAAAATCAGATGCTACGCATTTACTTTTTATAGATAGCGATATACATTGGAGCGCAATGGACTTGATGTATATGTTACATATTGTAACAGAAAAACCAGAACTATATAGAATTATGTGTGCATTATATCCTAAGAAAACTATTGCTTGGGAGAAAGTATTGAAAGCAGCAAAGTCAGGAGAGTATGATGAAAAACCATGGGAACTAGAAAGATTAGGAGGGGATATGGTATTTAATCCGTTACCTGATGAGTACCCTGATGGAAGAGCACCTATCAATGAACCAGTAAAAATTAAAGAAGGTGCTACTGGATTTATGTTAATAGAAAGAAGTGTTTTTGAAGAGTATGCAGAAGCTCACCCCGAGTTACTATATACTCCTGACCATTTAAGAGAAGGAGAGTTTGCTTTAAATGAGAAGATTCATGCTTTCTTTGATTGTATTATAAATGACCAAAACAGGTATCTATCGGAAGACTACATGTTCTCCGAGTATTGTAGAAATCTAGGTATGGACATATGGGCATTACCTATGATAGAGCTAATGCATTGTGGTAGTTACGTATTTAAAGGTAGCATAGCAAGAATGGCGCAAGCCGATGTTCATGCTACAGTTGACGAGGAAACTATAATAAAAATGCAAAAGGCTAAAGCTGAAAAAGCTCAGAAAAATAGTTCTTGACACGCGCTTAAAAATTTGTTATAATATGTTACTATTTAATTGGAATAAGATAATAAGAGTAAGCAACGGAAATGTTGATGATATGATTCAGATACTTAGAATCATTACTTACAAGATTCAACCAAAAAATTATTACGATAAAACATTTAAGTTTTATAAGCATAAATTCGGAGGCTCTAGCTTCATCCTAAACCCAAAGGATTTGCTAGAACGAGGAAGGGCATTGAGTGATAGAGAGGTTGTGGAGTATGCAGGTGTCGCATCATTCCGCAACTATTACGACTATGTCCGCACAAAAGACACCACACTAGACCTCTTTGACTGTGAAGTTAGTGAGGAAATTATAAATAATAACAGACTGCTTGAGTTAAAAGATGGAAGGGTACACTTTTTATTCGAGGAGACAATGGAGAAATAAAATGGCAATTGGATTCAACCAAACCAAGGGCTCAGCCCAAAAAAACAAAATAGAAACATATAACTACGCAGGTAGAGAAGACCACCACGTAAGACTGGTAGGAGACTTACTTCCTAGATATGTGTACTGGATTAAAGGAGAAAATGGCAAAAACATTCCTATGGAGTGCTTATCTTTTGACAGAAACTCTGAAACATTCAACAATGTAGAACATGACCATGTTCGAGACTTTTACCCTGATTTAAAATGTGGATGGTCTTATGCCGTTCAGTGCATAGACTACGCTGATAAATCTGTAAAAGTTCTTAATTTAAAAAGAAAGTTGTTCGACCAAGTTATAGTAGCTATGGAAGAGTTGGGTGACCCAACAGACCCAGTTACTGGTTATGACATTCATTTCAAAAGAAAGAAAACTGGTCCGCAGGTATTTAATGTCGAGTATCAATTACAAGTTCTAAAGTGTAAACCAAGAGAACTTGAAGATTGGGAAAAAGAATTAACTTCAGGACTTAAGTCTATGGACGAAATTCTTGTTAGACCAACAGCAGACGCTCAGTTAGAACTACTAAGAAGAGTTAACGATTCTGGTAGTGAAACACCTAGCGAAGTATCAGAGGAGTTTGACGTATCATGATTGGAGTAGGAGAGAAGTTCCCTGCCTTTACACTGCAGGGTGTAGACAAAGATAATAACTTTGTACAAGTATCTGTCACAGAACAGTACGAACCTTTGAAAAAAGATTACACAGTTATATACTTCTATCCAAAAGACTTTACTTTTATATGTCCAACAGAAATTGCTGGAATGGATATATTAGTAGAAGAAGCTAATGTTATTGGTATTAGTGGTGATAATGAGTTTTGTAAATTAGCTTGGAAACAAGACAATGAACTTATAGGAAATATACAACATTCCTTAGCGGCAGATTGCGGCTTAGGACTATCTTCTAAACTAGGAATAGTTCACGAAGAAGTAGGAGTATGTTTTAGAGCTACTTATATTATAGACAGAAATGATATAATACAACATGTAAGTGTTAACGCACTTGACACAGGCAGAAATGCTCATGAAGTTCTTAGAACTTTACAAGGCATTAAAGCAGGTGGATTAACAGGGTGTGAATGGACACCTGGGGATGAACTATTAGGATGATTTTATTTACAGCAGATTGGCATATTAAATTAGGACAAAAGAACGTACCAGTAGCGTGGGCTTGCTCTCGTTATCAAATGTTCTTTGAACAAGTGCAGGAAGCTGTAGATAATCATGAAGTTAATCTTCACATCATAGGCGGGGACTTGTTTGACCGAGTCCCTTCTATGGATGAGCTTACTTTGTACTTTGATTTTGTAAAAAGAACAAAAGTAAGAACAATTATCTATGATGGCAACCATGAAGCCACTAGAAAAAATAAAACTTTCTTTGATAATTTAAAGAGAGTAACAAATGAATTAAATCCTCTAGTAAAAGTTATAACAGAAACTTACTATGAGGATGATTGGGCAATCTTACCTTATGCAGACTTGCATAAAAAGAAAAGTATAGAAATGATAGATGCAGACTATTTATTTACTCATGTAAGAGGTGAGATACCTCCTCATGTTATGCCCGAAGTAGAACTAGAAAGATTTGATAAGTTTAAGGAAGTGTACGCAGGAGATTTACATGCTCACGAGAATACTCAACGAAACATTGTATATCCTGGCAGTCCAATGACAACATCATTTCATAGAAATATTGTAAAAACTGGGTACTTAATAATAGACGATAACTGGGATTGGACATGGTATGAATTTGATTTACCACAACTAATTCGTAAGACTATCGAAGACCCAGCGGATATGGAACAAACTGACTTTCACCATACTATTTATGAAGTCACAGGAGATGTACAAGATTTAGCAAAAGTTAAAAACTCAGACCTTCTTGACAAAAAAGTAGTACGTAGAGAAGTTGATGCTAGATTAGATTTGAGCGGAGATTTAACTATGTCAGAAGAGCTTATAAAATATTTACAAGAAATATTATCGCTTGATGATGAAAAAGTTAGACAAATTATAGGAGTGTTTAATGATTATTCTTCAGAAGCTGAAGTGGGATAATTGCTTCTCGTACGGAGAAGGTAATGAGTTGAATTTATCAGATGCAACTCTTACACAGTTAGTCGGAACAAACGGCGTGGGTAAATCCTCTATACCCCTTATATTAGAGGAAGTCTTATTTAACAAAAATAGTAAAAATGTTAAGAAGGCAGATATAGCGAACAGATATGTTAACAAAGGATATGATATTAGCCTTGAGTTTAGTGTCGACAGTGATTTATATAATATTGCTGTTAGTAGGCGTACAAATCTCAAATGCAAATTAACTAAAAATGGAGAGGATATATCTTCTCACACTGCGTCTAATACCTATAAAACACTAGGAGATATTTTAGGTATAGACTTTAAAACGTTTAGTCAATTAGTGTATCAGAATACTAATGCATCATTACAATTTTTAACAGCAACAGATACAAACCGTAAAAAGTTCTTAATCGACCTATTAAAACTAGACGATTATGTTTCATACTTTGAAGTTTTTAAAGAAGCTGTACGTAACGTATCTAGTATGGTAACAACAGAGGAAGCCAAAATTGCAACTATTCAAAAATGGTTGACAGACAATATTCTCGAAGATAGTTCCATACTCGAAAAGAAAATTTTACCAAAAATTAATGAAAAAGATGAAGAATCTTTACGTTCTTTACAAGTAGAGTTTGCAAATATCTCGGAAAAGAATAAAAATATAAATTTAAATGAAAATCTGAAACAACAGTTAAACTCAATAGATTTGCACGAAGCCAAAAGACTTATGGCTTTACATCCTGAGTTGAAAGATACCAAAGTTATATTGGAGGGTTTAGGAACGTGGCGTGCTGAAGAAATGCATGAACAACAAATGTTGAAGAAATATCAAGACCTAGCGGGTATGGAAAACATGGAGTGTCCAACTTGTGAAGGTGCGATTGATATTGACTTTGTAAATAGAATGATTGCTGAACATTCAGAAAGAGTTGAACAAACACAACAATTCGCAGCAAAAGATAGACAAAATTTAGAAGAGGCAGAGGCAGATAATGAGATACATAGGAAAGCAAAGAAAGACATCGAGACTTGGGAAACTCTCTACAGGGACATTGACAGGGAACTCCCAACTAAAGTCCTCAATGCAGAACAACTCCAAGAGCAGATTTCGGAACTTCGTACAAAGATTACCACTGCTAGGGAAACTTTTCAAGAGGTAATAGATGAGAATGAAAAAATTGAAAGACATAACACAAGAATTGGAATTATTCTTGAACAAACGGAACAGTTTGAGAGCGACCTTAGTAACAGCGAGTCTAAACTTAAGAGTGCAGAAACAAAACTGGCGGTACTTGAAACACTTAAAAAAGCGTTCTCAACCAATGGACTCCTCGCGTACAAGATAGAAAGTTTAGTAAAAGAGTTAGAGATTCTCACAAACGAATATCTAGCAGAGTTTAGTGATGGTAGATTTGCCATCAATTTTGTAGTGGAGAATGATAAATTAAATGTGGAAGTCTCAGACAATGGCAATATTATTGACATCCTTGCTCTTTCTAGCGGCGAGTTAGCCAGAGTAAATATTGCAACACTAGTATCAATTAGGAAGTTAATGACTTCAATTAGTAGAAGTCAAATTAATGTTCTTTTCCTTGACGAAGTAAACCAGGCGTTAGACGAAGTCGGAAAAGAAAAAGTAGTAGAAGTGTTATTAAAAGAAGAAACCTTAAATACTTATATGGTATCACATGGTTGGACACACCCTCTACTAGAGAAAATAGAAATAACAAAAGAGGATAACATTAGTTATCTTGAATAGCAACACAAAAGTATATCTTGACATGAAACTTATTTTCTGTTATAATATATATCTTATGGAGAAAAAATGAAAGTAGAAATTTATAGTATACCAAATTGTACTTATTGCAAGAAGGCTAAGTTTTTAGCTGACCATGTAGATGAAGTAACAGAGGTGTCATATAAAATGATTGGCAAAGATTTTTCTGCGTCTGATGTTAGAGAACTATTTCCTGGTGCTAGGACATTCCCACAAATACTTGTAGACGATAAGCACATTGGCGGCTACATAGAACTGGAGAAGTTAATTGGTTAATGGTAGACAGAAAGGTAATAACGCAGAAATAAAAGTAGCAGAAATGTTACACAGATATACAGGAGAAGCTTTTGTACAAACCCCAGGCTCAGGTAGTGGTAAGATAAAAGGCGACTTAATGGTAGCACACAAAGAAAACTTGTTTGCTATAGAAGTAAAGTTCTATAGAGATATGTCTTTTAACCACAAAATGTTTACACAAAAAAGTAATAAATTTGTAAACTGGTGGAGTAAGATAGTGAAACAAGCTGAGCAAATGAAACAAGAACCTATATTGTTCTTCAAAGAAAACCACTCACAATGGTATGTGGCAACGACAAGAAAGCCACTTTACAAAAAACATATGTACTTTAATTGGCTAGGTTGCTATGTAACTTTAGCTGATAAATTTTTAGAAACACAAAACATGGAATTTACAAATGGCGATACAATTTATGAACCATGGAAAGCCGACCCCGAATGGGAACTTATTGATTGTTGATGGACTCAATCTGGCTTTTCGATGGAAACACCAAGGTAATACTGACTTCGAGCATGATTATGTAAGAACTGTTCAGTCTTTGGCAAAGTCCTATAACTGTGGAGAGATAGTCGTTTTAGGCGACGGCGGTAGTAACTATCGTAAGGAAATCTATCCAGAGTATAAAGCAAATCGTAAAGAACGATATGCAGAACAAACAGAAAAAGAAGCAAAAGAATTTGAAATGTTCTTAGCAGAATTTTCAACTACTTTAAGTGCGTTAAAGCGTAAGGGATATCTTACGCTTAAATATCCTGGAGTAGAAGCTGATGATATTGCAGCTCTTATTTGTCAAAACAGAGAAGAGTTAGGTCTCGATGAGATTTGGATGATATCTTCAGATAGAGACTGGGATTTACTAGTCGATGGTAATATAAGTAGATTTTCTACAGTTACCAGAAAAGAAACAACACTCCTAAATTGGGACGAGCATTATGACTTTGACCCTGAGTACTTTTTAACATATAAGTGCTTAACTGGAGATAAAGGAGATAACGTTCCTGGTGTTGATGGAATCGGGCCTAAAAGAGCCACACAGATTATACAACAGTATGGAGATATCTTTGATATTATGGCGAGTTTGCCAATGGAAGGAAAGTACAAATTCATTCAGAACTTAAATGAGTTCGGAGAAGAAGGACTAGAGATTGGTATTAAACTCATGGATTTAACTTATGACGTAGACGGTGCTGTCTTAGGTCATGCAGAAGAAATTATAGGATTAGTAGAAGATTATGTCAGTAAAAATTGATTTTAGTAAAGACAAACTTTTAGATGATTTTGCATTAGCAACTCTAAAAGATAGATATATGGTAGGTGATGAAACTTCACCACAAGAAGCTTTTGCTCGTGCTGCAATGGCTTTTGCAGATGATGACGACCATGCACAAAGGTTATATGATTATGTAAGTAAACTATGGTTTATGTTTGCTACGCCTGTATTATCAAATGGAGGTACTCGCAGAGGACTTCCCATTAGTTGTTTTTTGAACTATGTAGACGATAGTAGAGAAGGAATAACAGACCATTTTACAGAAAATGCGTTCTTAAGTTCTTTCGGTGGTGGTATCGGAGGACATTGGTCTGATGTTAGGTCTATGGGAAGTAAAACTTCTAAAGGGTCTGAATCGACTGGTGTGATACCATTCATGAAAGTGGTAGATGCAGAAATGCTTGCTTTCTCACAAGGGGTTACAAGAAGAGGAAGTTATGCAGCGTATCTACATATTAGTCACCCAGAAATAGAGGAGTTCTTAGATGGAAGAAAACCCACTGGTGGAGATGTTAATAGGAAGTTCACTAATCTGCATCATGGTATTGTTATACCTGATGCTTTTATGGAACTAATTCATAGAGCAAGTAAAGAAGAAGGCTTTGATGACTCTTGGGAATTAATTGACCCACATTCAAAAGAAGTAAAAAAAGTAGTATCTGCTAGAGCCTTATGGGTAAAGATATTACAAAATAGAATAGAAACAGGAGAGCCCTATGTAATGTATGAAGATGCAGTGCAAAATGGATTACCTGAGTTTCAAAAAAGAAAGGGGTTACAAGTACATCACTCTAATTTATGTAGCGAAATTACTCTTGCTACTAATGAGGAAAGAACAGCAGTATGTTGTCTTTCTAGTGTAAATTTAGAGTATTATGATGAATGGAAAAATCACCCTTCTTTTATCCCTGACTTAGTTAGGATGTTAGATAATGTATTAACATACTTTATTGAAAATGCACCTAGCCAATTAGATAAAGCTAAGTTTAGTGCTTACAGGGAGAGAAGCATTGGACTTGGCGCTATGGGGTTTCATGCATACCTGCAAAAGAATGGTATTCCATTTGAGAGTGCTATGGCAGGCGGTACTAATTTAGAGATGTTTGCGTTTATAAAAAGACACGCAGACAACGAAACCAGAAAACTAGCAGCAGAAAGAGGCGCTTGTCCAGATGATGATTCTTGCACAGTAAGAAATGCTCATCTATTAGCGATTGCTCCTAATGCTAGTTCTAGTATTATTTGTGGAAACACAAGTCCAAGTATTGAGCCATTTAGAGCCAATGCTTATACACAGAAAACAAAAACAGGAAGTAACCTAGTAAAGAACAAGTACTTAGATGCAATCATCAAAGAAAAAGTTACTCCTGAACTGTATGATGAAACATGGTCTAGTATAGTTGCGAACAAAGGAAGTGTTCAGCACTTAGATATACTAGACGAGTGGGAGAAAGATGTATTCAAAACAGCAGTTGAAATCAACCAGGCATGGGTAGTGGAACACGCTTCAGTCAGACAAGAATTTATTTGTCAGTCTCAAAGTGTGAATCTATTCTTTCCACCTGATGTAAATAAAGGGGATTTGCACAATGTACATATGTTAGCATGGGCAAAGAACTTAAAAACATTATATTACCTAAGAAGTGAAGCTATCGGACGTGCCGATAATGTATCTTCTCAGGCTAAAAGAGAGATAATCTTTGAACAATCAGATTGTCTAAGTTGCGAGGGATAAATGAGCAAACTATTAGAAGAAAGAGATTATTATAAACCTTTTGATTATCCTTGGGCATTTGAGTTTTACAAAAAACAACAACAAATGCATTGGCTACCTGAAGAAGTGCCACTCCAAGATGACATCAAAGATTATAATGTAAAACTATCAGAAGGCGAGAGGAAACTTATAGACAACATATTTAAGTTTTTTACACAAGCCGATGTAGATGTATGTTGTGGGTATGCAAAGCATTATCTTCCAACATTTAAAGTACCAGAAATAAGAATGATGCTAGTAAGTTATGCTGCTATGGAAGCAGTACACCAAGAAGCGTATTCTTTATTGCTGGAGACATTAGGAAAATCAGATGACCAATACACAGAGTTTTTTGAAATACAAGCTATGGCAGAAAAGCATGAGTATTTAACTGATTTTAATATGTCAAACCCACACGAGATTGCAAAGACAATGGCAGTCTATAGTGGTTTTACAGAAGGAGTACAACTATTTAGTAGTTTTGCTATCCTTTTAAACTATCCAAGACATAATCTTATGAAAGGTATGGGGCAGATAGTAACATGGTCTATAAGAGACGAGTCACTTCACGTTGAAGGATTATCAAAACTCTTTAGGGCTTTCATTGCAGAAAATCCAGAAATATGGACAGATAAACTAAAATATGAGATATATTGTGCAGCAGAGCGCGTTGTTGAATTAGAAGATAAGTTTATTGATGTTTGTTTTGATAAAGCAGATATCAAAGATTTAACAGCAAAAGAAGTGAAAGAATACATAAGATACATCGCCGATAGACGATTATTAGGTCTTGGTATGAAAGCAATATTCCATAGTACAGTTAATCCACTTCCTTGGATTGATATGCAAGTAAATGCAGTTGAGCATACCAACTTTTTTGAAAACCGTGCTACTGAGTATGCTAAGGCTAGTACACAAGGCAATTGGCAGGATATATTTAAATAATGAATAATTTACCAGAGTCCATAGAAATCGATGGTGTAACGTATTATACTGATGATATGGCAGAAAACCAAAGGCTTATTCTACTAGCTATAAGTCAATGTGATATAGAGTTAGATAGAGCAAAGCACATGATGGCTATTTGCCAAACAGCGAGACAAGCATATATAAATGATTTAGGTACACAACTTAAAGAAGATGCAAAAGAATCTTAGATTTTATATATTAGTAACTCATACTTTACACAAGGTTCAAAGACACTTTTCTTACTCAGGAATACAACCTAAGGAAGCTATGGTAGTTATAAATACTACTAATGATGTTTTCTATAAACAATGTAGCAACTGGTGTGAATCGCAAGGCATACCATGGATTCGTACAGAATCTGATGGTACACCTGCGACTGGAAAGAATAGTGTCTTGGATTTGTTTTTAAAAAGTAAAGATGATTATATGGTAGCTGTAGATGGTGATGATTATATCACTAAATATGGCTATGCTTATTATAAAAATGTTGTAAACCAAGATAACACCCCCGATAGTTTATGTCTATATAAACAACAATCCCAACTAATCACCATTTTTGGTCAAAGAATATGGATTAATCTTATGGGACTCCCCACAGATTTAGATACTGAAATGCATATACGTAGAAGTCATTTAATGGGAGAAGTGTACGCACACCATTTAAAAGATTATTATGAAGAAAAGTATGGAGACCTAGAGCTATATGTAGAAGATTGTTTGAAACATACAAAAGAAAATTTATATTATGTCTATAAGTATTATGAAAGATATAAAATATATGATAACGATTTTGCAGAATCTCATTGTAGACCTGTATTGTTTTCCAAAGCAGCAGCAAAAGAATGTCATTTTCCTAGTAATGTACCTGTAGGAGAAGATACTTTAGTATATTTACAACTTAAAAATGCACATTTTCAAGGAAGAATACATACTGAACTAGTAGATGAACTAAAAGAAAATATGACTTATCTTTATGACTGTATAAAAGCGGACGGAGACGATTTAGGAGCTATGCTAGGAATTACTCTTAATCAGACAGACTATACTTGGGTACGTTTAATAAATATAAAATTAAAAGAAATGGAACAAAAAGGAGAGTTACATGCTATTCCGCTACCTGTAAATAATTGTTTACCAAGTAAGTGGAAAAAAGATAACATAATACCTGCAAGACCCCAGTTTCCTCTTGATTTTAATTTAAAGAAATGGGATGAAAGATGGGAAGACAAACCCCAATACGATAAACCAAGTGATAAAGCTATGGAATTAATAGATAATATAAGAATGTGTGAGTATTATGCGTCTACGGAATCTGGAGTAGTATTGCAAATAATAGAACAACAAAAAGAAAACAAAAAACAATTATTAGAAGTTTTAGGCCTAAGTCCTAATGCTATGGTCAAGTTTCCTAAAGGCTACTTTAAAAACTCTAGACCTTACTTTCACCACGCTACTCCTCAAGAAGTAGCACAACTTTATCCAAAATCATGAAAATCTTTATAGGTTATGAATCTGCATACCCACAAATGTTTGACGTCTGTGCAAAAAGCATAAATCGTTACAATTCCAATCATGAAATCATACCACTCAAAAAATCGGAAATATCCGAATATACTCGTCCTTTTCAGAACGAGAGTACAGAGTTTGCCTTTACTCGTTTTCTAGTACCACAGCTCTGTGACTACGAAGGGGAAGCTTTATTCTGTGATGGAGATTTCTTATGGCTCTGTGACCCTGAAGAAGTTA